GATTTATTAAGTATATTATTAAAGAAGCATTAAAACGAGACTTAAATATGAATATTAATCTAATTGTTTGTGCTGATAATAATTTTGGTATTGGTAAAAATAATACATTACCATGGAATTATTCAAAGGATTTAGAATTTTTTAGAAATTCTACATTTTCTAATAATTCAAAAAAAATCAATATTGTTATTATGGGAAATAATACATTTAAATCAATTCCAGAAAAACACAGACCATTAAAACAAAGATTAAATATTGTATTAACTAAGGATAAAGAATTATATAATTATAATGAAGATTTAAATATTTTAGATACTAAACTAGTATATTTTAATGATATTATTTCTATTTTGTATTATTTAGATAAAAATAAAAAATATATCAATGATGTGTGGGTATGCGGCGGATCATATATTTATACTAAATTTTTAGAATTACATATTGTAAATAATATTTATTTAACTTCTATTGTTAATTTAAATTTTGATTGTGATACATTTTTTCCAAATAAATATTTAAAACATTTTCAATTAATTGATAAAAGAATTAATTTTGAATTTAATAACAACTCTAATTCTTTTTATAAAGATGAATTACATTTTTTAATATATAAATATAAAAATAAAGATGAATTACAATATTTAAATACTATTCAGAAAATTTTAAATAAAGGTATTGAAAAATTAGATAGGACACAAGTTGGGACATTATCAACTTTTGGTAAAAGTTTTAAATATAATATTCGAAATTATAGATTACCATTATTTACACATCGTAAAATGTTTTATCGTGGAATTATTGAAGAATTATTATTCTTTATTTCTGGTAAAACAGATACTAAAATATTAGAATCTAAAAATGTTAATATTTGGAAAGGTAATACTTCAAGAGAATTTTTAGATTCAAGAAAATTAAATCATTTAAAAGAAGGCGATATGGGTGCTGGTTATTCATTTCAATTACGTCATTTTGGTGCAGAATATATTAATGCAGAAACTGAATATATTAATAAAGGGTTTGATCAATTAAAATATGTAATTGATTTAATTAAACGTGATCCAAATTCTAGAAGAATATTATTTAGTTATTGGAATCCATCAGATTTAGATAAAGTTGCATTACCTAGTTGTTTTTTAAAAGATACATCAGTTTTAACAAATAATGGTTATATTTCAATTCAAAATTTAACACTTCATGATAAAGTATATACACATAAAGGTAATTGGAATAATATTAAAAGTTTATATTCTCATAAATATTCCGGTATTATTTATTATATTTCTTGTGAGTATAATACTAAATATATTAAAACAACAAAAGAACATCCATTTTATGTAACCTATGAGGATAAACTTGGAACTTTACCATATTGGTGTAAAGCAGAGGAATTAAATAAAAACCATTTATTATGCATGCCAATTAATAAATCACAAGATATTAAAACTTTATATTCTAATAATAATGAAATTGTAATTAATAGACAAATCACTTATGAAGATTGTTATTTCTTTGGTTATTTTTTAAATACTGGAACATATACACAAAATAAATATTATATTTCAATTTATGATTCAGATTTAATTAATTTGACTGAACATTATGATTATTTAGATATTCAAAAAGAATCAATATCATTACAATCAAATTCTTATACTAACTATCAAATTACAAATTATCAATATTATAAATATTTAAAAAGTTTTGGTAATAAAAAATATAATAAAACAATTCCAGAATGGGTTATTAATTTACCAGAAAAATTTTTAATTTATTTTGTAAAAGGATTTAATAATAAAAATAAGAATAGATTTATTATATATTCTAAATCATTGGCATATAATTTACAACGTATATTTGCTAAATTACATTTATATTTATCAATTGAATATAAAAATAAAAAACGAAAACATTATGTATTAAAACTTATTAAAAATTGTAATTTAATTGATGATAATTATCAATATTTTAAAATTAAATCTATTACAACACATAAAAAAGAAATAGATGTATATAATATTGAAGTTGATAATGATAATTCTTATATTGTTCAAAATATAGCAGTTCATAATTGTCATATTTTATATCAGTTCTATATTAATAATGAAAATAATGAATTATCATGTAGTTTTTATCAAAGAAGTTCAGATTTTGTATTAGCAGCAAATTTTAATATTGTTAGTGCAGCAATATTAACATTTATGTTATGTCATATTACTGGTTATAAACCAGGAAAAATTATTCATACTATTGGCGATATTCATATTTATAAAAATCATATTGAAGAAACAAAAAAAATGTTAGATAATATTCCATATAATTTTCCAATTTTACATATTAATGATTTAAAAAAAAATATTAAAAATATTGAAGATTTTAAATATGAAAATTTTAAAATCTTATTATATAATAGTCATGATAAATATAATTTTAAAATGGCTATTTAACTGTTAATAACATAAAAATTGATGATCTATCAAAAATTAAAAAAAAGAGTTGGTAATTTAGTATAACTATATTTTTGCAAATATTGGTTTCTAAGAAATTTATATTTCTTATGTTTTGTATTTTTTTTATCTATTAATATATTAGTAATATATATATTATCTTCATATTCTACATATAATTGATTTCGAATAATTTGTAATAAATTATTAATTTGAGATTGATTTGTTGATGCATATTTAATTTTATGATAATAAAACATTAATAAATTTGATTTAGTAATACTATTCTTTATTATATAAATTATTTTTTTATTATTTATTAAAAATAGCACTTCTACAATTTGGACAATTTAATTTAGTATCAAACCATTCAAATAAACAAGTTTTATGAAAATGATGATTACAATTTTTTATTATACTAATATTTTTATATATATCTGATGATAATTCAATTAAACATATACTACATACACCAATTGAATTATTTATATAATTTTTTATTGAGCGTGGTAATTTAGTATTATGAATATATTTAATATAATTATTAATATGATATTTTTTATAATATTGTGGATAAATATTTAATAATTTAACTAAAGTAATTGGTAAATATTGAATTTTAGTATTATAACATTTTAATATTTTTAAATTAATAAATGATTCTGGTATATTATTAATATTAGTATAACTAATATCTAAATATATTAATTTATCATAATAATTAGAAATTTTATTAATTTTATTATTACTAATATCTAAATATGTTAAATTATATAAACGGTATGATATATATCGTATATTATTAAATTTACATTTTAATGACACTAATGAAGAATAACTATTAGGTATCATATAAATATTATTATTACTGCAATGAAGAAATTGTAATTTTCTATAACTAATTGGTAAAATTGTAATATGACAATGTGAACAATTTAATTTTTCTAGTTTTTTATAATTATATGGTAATAATCGAATTTTAGTAAAACTACAATCTAATTCTTCTAAATTAATATATTTATTAGAAATAGAATATATTAAATTTTTAGAACAATTTAAATATTTTAATAATTTATATGAATTTGAAATTTCTTTAATTTTTGTATTTGAACAATTTAAATATTTTAATTTAATAAATGTAGAAGAAATATATTTAATTTTTGTATTTGAACAATTTAAATAAATGAGTTTAGACAGTGTAGATGGTAATTTTGTAATATTGGTATTTGAACAATTTAAATATTTAAGATTACATAATATAGATGGTATTTCATTAATAATTTTACATGAATTACAATTTAATGTAATTAATGATTCATTATAATCTTTTGTACATATAATACACATTTAAATTTTATTTATAAGATTATTTAATAATAGTAAATAAAAGTTAAAATATTAATTATTTTTTCTCCATAAAATTGATCTAAATTTTTCCATTAATTCATCAGTTATTTTATTATTTTGAAATATAGTATATGGTTTTCCTTTTAATCTAGAATATATATAAAATAAACTATAACTTCCACAATTTGCAGTATCTGATCGTTGATGTTCAATTTCAGTAACTTGTATAAATTTAGCAGGATATCCATATTTAGTTAATTCATCAGCCATATTTTGAAAAAATTCATAAAATTTTTTTCTTTCAGAAATATGATCACCTTTTGTTAATGGATAGCCGGAAGAATTAAAATATTCAATTTGAATAGGTTTAGTTGTAAAATCTATAAAAATACTAAACCAATGAATCCCGCTATTAGTAGATAAATCTGTATTACATACTATACCAAAGTTTTTTAATTTGCCATTATAATTTAATTTATTATTATTAGCATTTAATTCTTCTACAAAATTAATATCTTTAATATTATATATTTTATCACCATTTAATATTAATTCATTATTATATGGTGGAAAATTAATTAAATCTATCATATGTATAGTTGAGTAATAATAGCCATTATATTTATTTTGTAATTGAAATTGTATATTATCTATTTCAGTATTATTAAGCCAATGATTTTTATCTAAAGATTTAGTTGGTATTTTAAAATATTTTAATTTTTGTTTTTCAATAGCATTTTCTAAATTATTATTATCAGTACCTTGTTTTATTTTAGTTAATATACATAATTCTTGTTGTTGTATAGATAAATTAGTATCACAACCTAATGATTTTGATATTTTTGGTATAATAATATTTGAATTAGTATTATTTATAGAATCTTTAATTGTTATACTTGAAATTGCTGTTATTGTATCTGAAGGAAGACAATGAGTTTTATGTGTATTTAATGCACATAAAGAATTTTGATTATTCATTTTATATTAATATTATTATTTATATTATATTAATATAAGTATATTTTTTATTAATAATTGCACAATGTCAAAATTAATAAAATTAGATAAAAATATTACAAATTTTCCTTCTTCTTTATATAATTTATTAGAAAATTTATATAAAGAAAATAATCAAATAATTAAAAAAACATTATTTGATTATCAAAGGTATATTTTTAATTATTTAGTTTTTACAGATGCAAGAGGTATATTATTATATCATTCTGTTGGTAGTGGAAAAACATTAACATCAATATCAATTGCTGAAGAATTTCGTAAACTTGGAAGAGATATAATAATTATATCATCAAAATCATTACAAAATAATTATAAAAAAGAAATAAAAACATATTTAGATAAAGTTTTATTAGATGAAAATAAAATTACTGAAGATGAAACTAATAAAATTATTAATCAATATAAATTTGTAACAAGTAATGCAAAAAATATGATAAGTTCATTAGATGATAAATTATCATCATTTTTGTCTAAATATAAAAATGATGATAATACTTCTACAAATTTAGAAAATAAAATTATAATTATTGATGAAGCTCATAATTTATTTAATTCTATAGTTAATGGTTCTAAAATCGCAAATGAATTTTATGATATTGTGATGAATACAAAAAATATAAAATTAATATTTTTAACAGGAACACCTATAATTAATAATCCATTTGAAATAGCAGTTGCATTTAATATGTTATATGGTAAAATTATTACAGATAGTAATACTAACAAAAAAAATTATTATACAATACTTCCAGAATATTATTCTGACTTTCAAAAATATTTTATAGATTTAACTACTAATAGTATTAAAAATGAAGATAAATTTAAAAATAGAATCTTTGGTTTAGTATCATATTATGGTGATATGTATATTAATTTAGTTAAATCAATTAAAGAAGATATAAAGGAATTAAAATCAAAAGATAATTATCCTGATCGGCTACCAATTAAAATAGAAACTATTGAAATGTCATTAATACAAAATATAGAATATATGAAAGCTAGAGATATAGAAAAAAAAGAAACTTCTAAATTTTATGGAAATAATGAATTTATAGGATCTAGTATAGTAAAAGAAAAAAATGCATCATCAACAAGTTATAGAATTAAATCAAGACAATTATCTAATATATATATCCCAGATATTCAAGAATTAACTCTTTATAATTTTAATAAATATAGTCCAAAACTAGTATCTATATATAATAATATAAAAAATAATCATAACAATCAAATTTCATTAGTATATAGTACATTTTTAGAATCTGGTTTATTGTCATTTATTAAATATTTAGAATTAAATAATTATTCTTTATATTCAAATAATTCTGATTCCAATAAATTACATTATGCTATATTTTCTGGTCAACAATCATCAGAAGAAAAAGAAAATATAATTAAAATTTGCAATTCTGAAGAAAATAAAAATGGAAAGTTAATATCAATTTTATTAATTTCAAAATCTGGAGCAGAAGGTTTAGATTTAAAAAATATTAGATCTGTACATATTATGGAACCATATTGGAATTATAGTTTAATTGAACAAATTATAGCGCGTGCTGTTCGTTATAAATCGCATGATTTATTACCAAAAGATGAACAGAATGTTCAAACTTATATATATTTATCAGATTATAATAAAGAATATTTAAAAAAAGAGAAAGAAAAAATAAAAGAAAATATAAAATTAACAAAAAAAATATCAAAAATAGAATTTACAACTGATATAAATATTTTTAAAAATGCAATTAAAAATCAAGAATTGATTCAACAATTTTTAAAATGTATTGCTTCTACATCTATCGAATGTAAATTTTTAAATAAAAATAAATCAGATGGTAATGGAATTAATTATAATTGTTTTAATTGCATTGCAAATAATAAACAATTATATTACCCAGATATACATAAAGATATTGAGTTATCAAATTCATGTATTAAATCTAATAAAATTATAGCAGAAGAAATTATATTAAATGGTGATAAATATTATTATACATATGATAAAAATTATAATGATATAAAAATATTTCAATTTAATAATATATTAAATGGATATCAATTAATAAAAGATAACATAATAATTGAAAAAATAATTAAACAAATATCTAAAAAATAATGTTTAATTTAATTCATAATAAAGTAAATAGTAATTATTTTATAATTAATATTAAATTACATTTTCCTAATTCAAATAATTTAAATATATATAATGAATGTATAGATTTAAAAAAAAAATATTTAATTATTATTAAAAAATGGATAATGAATATTTTAGATAGATATTCCATAATGTCTAATTGGATTTTATATATAACTAATTTAAATTTTAACACTGTTAGAATTTTTATTTATTTAAATTCTTTAAATTATAATAATATGGATGATAAGAATTTAATATATTTATCTGATATGAAAAATTATGAAACATTATTTAAAATTAATATTTTAGAATTTTCTAAATTATTTCATATTGAAAAATTAAATTTATTAATTGATTTAGAATTTAATTTAATTAAACCAAATTTAGAAGAATTATCAGATGATTCAGATAGTTTAGATAGTTTAGATAGTTTAGATGATTCAAATGATTCAGATAGTTCAAATAATGTAGATGATTTAAATAATTTAGATGATTCAGTTAATATTCAAGTTAATAATAATGTAAAACAATTAAATAGTTTTGATATAATTGATTTTAATTATTTTACTAAAAATCAATTATCAAAATCTCAATTAGTTAAACAATATAATGAATTATGTATAAATGAAAGATATAATATTATTACTGATATTGGTATTTCTGGATTAAATAAAGTAACATTTTTTAATGAATTAAAAAAATTAAATTATATTCATAATAGTAATATATATTCCAATAAATATTTTAATATATATAATTATAATTTATACACTAAAATTAAAGAAAATAATAAATGCTATTGGAATAAACAACATTCACATGATTTAACTAATCATGCACTTAATTTAATATTTCATTATAATTCCCAATAAAAATAAAAATATTTAATATTTGACATTTTTTTTCTTTCATCTAATTCTCTTTTAATTAATTCATTTTTAATTAAACTACATATTTTAGTTTTACGTAATTTAATATTATTTAAATTTATATTTAATGTTTTACAAATTTGAATCATTTCTGATTTATCTTTATTTAAACAATTTAATCCAGTTTCTAAATTACGTAAATCTTTTTTATTTTTTGTATTTTCATTTATATTAGGTTTCCTTAATTTAAAAATAATATCAAAACCACTTTTTGTTTTTTCTAAATATCCAATTATAAATTTATTTTCAATATATTTAATATTTAATGTATTATAATCTAATTTATTAAACCAATATTTTGAAGGATGATAAAATTTAATTTTATCATCATATATATGACCAATTGGTAATAAATAATCAAATATTTTAATTTGTTTTTTACGTGATAATAAATAATTACTAACTTCATTTGCTGCTTGATTATAAAAATTAAAATAAAATTGATTATCACCATAACTACTAGATTGAGATTCTGAAGATAATTGTGTAATTAAATTATTATAATTATAATTTTCAGTATTATCATTAGATACTGTAAAATTCATAATTTTAGTTGATAAAATATATTTTCCATATATTTCTTCTAAATCTTGATCCATTTTATTTGCAAAAATTATAATATTAAATTTGTTATAAAAATATAATAATTTTAAATAAAATTCATGATTAATATGAATTTTATAATTTAAATTTGTATATAAATTAAAAAAGTATTCTATAATTTCTTCAATTAATTGTAAATGAAATTTATAGTCATATTCAGAAATTATATTAAATAATTTATTTATATTTTTATTTTTATATTTATTTATAAAATGTTCTTTTATATATTCATAATTATTTAAATTTATATCTTCTTCAATTATTTTATTAATATTAATTAGACGTTGGGGAATATTTTGATAAGTATTATACATTATATCATATTCAATATTATCATATAATGTTAACTTATTAAACTTAGTAATATCTGACGAATAAGGTATTAATATATAATATTCATTTATATATATTATAATATTTGTATTATTATGTATATCTATAATATATTTTTCATATGAATTAAATAAATTTGAAATTAATAAATTTTTATTAATTTCTATATTATGTTCTGATTCTTTATTTAAATTAAGTTCTATAATATGATTTTGATTTTTATTATACACTAAAAAATCTAAAGCTATTATAATAGAATATTCAGATATATATTTAGTATTTTTAGTTGTTTGAAACTCTGGATTATGAATTGCATATTTTAAATCAGAAAATTTCCAAACTTTAGATGTTTCTATAAATAATCTTTTAATTAAATATTTACAATAATCAATTTCATCTTGATAATAATAACTTTGAAATGTTGATAAATTAATTTTATTATAATCAATTTTTATTAATTGTTGTTTTATTAATGGTTTAATATGATATAAATCATTAGTATCAATTAATTCATAATTAGGAAAATTAATATTATAATTTATATTTCTATCTATTGCATTTTCAATAAATATATTCATAATATTTTGTATTATTTGATAAATTTGTAATTTATATTTATATTTCATTTCTTCATATGAATAAATATATGTTTTATTTTTTTTTTGAATATAATCTGGTATAGTATATACCAACATATAAATATTTACTTTTCTATTTTCTGGTGGTAATTCCATATGAGAATTTTTTCGAATTGCACGACCAAATATTTGTATTAATGTTGAAATATTATCAGGTTGATGTGTAATTATTAAATTTTGAATCGCTTTTAAATTATATGATTCTTTAATTGCTTTAGAACCTATAATAATTCTAATTAATTCACCATTACTATTATTATTTAAATTAAAACTATCTAATTGTTTATCAATAATATTTTTATGAATTAAACTACTAACCATTATAAATCTAATTGGTTGAAATTCATGATTTATATGTTTTTCATCTCTTAAATTATAACAAATATTACATCTTGATAATTTATTACTATTATCATCTAATGATAAAAATCCATTTTTTTTTAAAAATTCAGCAATAAAATTAATACCAGAAACTTGAATAAAATTATGATATATAAATATTTTACCTTTTTTATTAAAAATAATATTTTTAATAATTTGTAATAAAGAAAAATATTTAGATGAATATTTTTTTATATTATTTTCTAATAAAATATTTCCAGTTACAGTATTTGTAAATAATTTATTATTTTTTATTAAATTAATTTCATATTTATTTTTCCAATCATTTGGAGCATTTTGTAATTGTTTAATTATATCATTTTTTAAATACATACCAATTGAACTATTTGGCTTTGGTAATATAAAATCATTTAAAAATCTTTTTTCTAATTCTAAATTAATTGGATATTTTATTAAATCTTTATTAATAACTTTAATTTCTTCTTTAATTTCATCTAAATTTATATTAGTTTCTTCTGTTTTTAATTGAATATTTTTTTCTTTTATATATTCATTTGATACATTTTCATAAGTTTTAAAATGTAAATCAGTCATTGGACATTTTATAAATTTTAAATATGGAATATTTTTAATATATTCACCATGTATTTCTTTAATAGGATATGATGATATATCCATATCTTTTAAAAATGAAACTTTTCCAATAATATATTTTTTTATAATTTCATAACCATTTGGTTTAATATTATTAGAATTATCAAATATATCTTTTTTACTTATAGATAAATCATCATTTAATAATTTTAATAAACTAATAATTTCAATTGGATTATTATTAATTGGAGTAGCACTTAAAAATAATACTCTAATTGATTTTCTAGTTTTATAATAATTAAAAATTATATTTAATGACATTCCCCAATTATTGGTTTCTAAAGAATTATAGACATTATGAATTTCATCACATATAATTAATGATTTATCAAACTGTTCTAAAAAATCATAATTTAAATCTATTATATCTTGTTCAATAAGATAATTTAATTCTTTTTCTGATTTAATATTATTTAGTTGTAATTTAATATCTAATTGTTTTTTAATAATTAATTTATTAACTAATTCTTTATAACCAATAAAATCAAAAAATCCATTACCTATTTTAGATTTTAATCTTATACTATATTTCATTTTTAATTCTTTTAATTTTATAATATCTTTTTCATCATTATATTGTAATATTTGTTTTTTAATATAAGTCATTTCATCAATCTCATTTTGATTAACAATTCCAAATTCAACTCTACTAAATAATTCTTTTTTAAATACATTTTTTGTAAATCCAATAATATAAATCATGCCTGCATTTTTTCCAGTTTCTATTAATTTTTCTTGTTTATATACATTAATAAAATTTAAAGCAGTTGATAATGATGTTATAGTTTTTCCAACACCTGTTGAATGAATTAATAATAATCTATCAAATAATGTATTAGGATTTATAAAATTGGTAACAAATTTTTGATAATTAGATAATTCTAATACATTACTATCTTTAATCCTTTTATCCAAATCATTTAATGTATTATTAGGATAATATGTATTTTCAATAAATTCTTTTCTTAAATTAAGATCTTCTTCAAATTTAAGATCCTTTAAGTTTAAATAAGCCATACTATAGTAGTACTAGAATCTTATAAATAATATTATAATATTATTTATATTATTATTATTAAATCAAAAAAAAAATAAATGAATTAACTATTTATATAACTTTAAAAATTATAAATCCAGAATGTGTAATAAAAATAGTAATTTTTTTTTTTTTAACTATTTTTTCTACTTTTTTCCATTTTGGTGAATTAATTAAATAATAAATTTTTTTTAATCCATTTCTTAACATTTTATAATAATCATATTTTGTCAAGAAAATTTTTGGATAAAATGTTTTATTTTTGTAATGAATTACAGCACTTTTTTGAATATATGTTTTATATGGAATTTTTAATTTTAACATCATAATATCCAATTTACATAGTTTATAATTAATATCTTGAATTTCTTGTATATTATTAATCGTTATCATATTACAAACTCATATTAAATTATTTATTAAAATATTCAATTTTTTTTACCAGCCTAAAAATGCTAAATCATTAAGATCTAATTGATTTATTAATAATTTAAAATATTTATTATAATTATTTAATAATATTGATTGATTGATTATATCTATAATTATTAAACTTTTATTTTTATTAAAACTTGATATATTGTATTTAATTAGTTGTTGATATAATGATAGACGATATTCTTTTGGATAAAATAATATATAATAATTTCTAATTGCTTGTAAATTTTCATCATCATAATATTCAAATATCATTTCTAATTGTAATTTATATTTAATATAAAAATTTTCAATAATTATAATTTTTGATTTTAGCATTTTTTTAGATTCATTATAATGATATTTATTAATAAATATTTTATCATGAATATTTAAATATGAAATAATATTATTAATAATATATTGATCTGTTAATTTACACATTAGTATTTAATTATTAAAAAAAAATTCAATTTTTAATATGAATGATAATATATTATATTCTTTAAATATTTTATCATCTTTAGAAAATATCAATGAATATCCATTTAATTTAAATGATAAATTATATGATAATATAATAGAAACAAAAAAAGAAATTGAATTAGAATATATAAAAAATTATAAATTACCAGTTTATCAAGAAAAAGATAAAAAAAATATAAAAGGTGCATATGAACATACTATATATATATATTAATCAAATTTAAGATTATCTAATTTCTTATCAAGATCTTCTTGTTCTTCATCAGAATCATCTTCATATTCAACATCATCATTGGATGTTGTTTGAATAATAGGAGATTGTGTTTTTCCCATCATTAATTCAAATTCTGAATCATCAAACATATGATTATTATTTGACATACTATTTTTATTTGATTTAACATAAAGATTTCTAGAAAGTTTTGTATTTAAATTAAATGATTGTTTTGACATTACAACTTGCATATAAATGGTTCCAGAAATTAAACTATTAACTGTAATAAATTTATGAACATTAGCATTATTCATAATATTTTTATTTTCATCAATAGCTAATTGTGGTTTTTTATTAATTACATTTTCTAAATCATAAATATTAAGATCAAAATCCTTAATATAAAATGGTTTATTATCTCTTTTATAAGAAAGACCATCTAAGATTTCTAACTGTTTTTCTTCATCAGCGGTATATCTTTTAAAATTTAAACCTAACCAAAGCATTGGATTATCTAAATTTACATTAATATTTTCTTTATTTTTGGCTTTCTTTTGAAGAGGTGTTTGTGGTTTACAATTTGGTACAATAATAACATTATCATTATTATTGTCATCATCTTCATCATCATTAATAATACCATTAGTTTTCATATCTTTTACTTTTTTTGAAAATGTATTACAAATTAATTCCATTGCTTCTCCAAATTTTGAATCTTCATTAGTTGGATCATCTTTACGAAGAGCAACCTTTAATTGTTCAAATTCTCGATCCATAGGAGTTTTAATTTTACCTGCAACGGTTAAATTAATTAGTTTAATAATTGGCACAACTTCTTGACCATTTTCTTTTTTAATTTTTAATTGACAATATTTAACAGTTTTAGCTTGATTTTCTTTAATAGTTGAAAAATCGATAATAATAAAATCATCTCCATAAATATTATAAGATTTGATAATATCTTCAGGATAAAGAATAGATTGATTCATTTTAGTTATTATTCTTTTGATAACTTAGTTTAATGTATATTATATTGTCTTATATTATTTTATCTTAAAATACAAATTCAATTTTTTTTTTAAGACCAATAATATTTAAAATTGAATTAAATATAATATTATTAATTATATAGTAAGATTAATAATAAAATTATGTTTCCATTAGTAAGATGTCCAACATGTAATAATTCATTAGGTGAATATTTTGATTTATATGATTTATTAAAAAATCATATTTATGAAGAAGAATTAAAAAAAATATATAAAGATAATTATAATCCTAATCAAATAGAAATAGATAGTCTTATTGATATAAAATTAACAGAAATATTTGAATTATTAAAAATTAAACGTTATTGTTGTCGTCGTATTTTAATTACTAATGTTAATTATGATTCATTATTATATTCATCAATTAATAATTAAATAACAATTTTATTTATAAATAAGTTTTTAATTCTTCTAATTGTTCAGTTGATAAACCACCAACAAATTCTTCTAAACTAAATTCTAAACCACCACAATGCATTTTTTGTAATTCATCACGATTAGATCCTCCACAAATATATAATGAATTATTAGAACTATTACCAGCTCCACTAATAGTATTTTTTATTTTTTTCATAATATCATCATTATATGGTGTATATAAAAATGCATTTGATTTTATAAATTGCATAATTAATTTATAAATTTCACTTTGTAATAAATTTGATTTTGGTACTTTATTAAATAATACTAAACTTCGTTGTGGGCTATCCCAATCAATTAAATTTAATGTCATAATATCTTCTCCATCAAATTCAATTAAATCAGAAAAACGAAAACGTAATTCATCTTCTAATAATTTATGATAATTAGATTTATATGCTTTTGTAACATCTTCAATAGTATCTTTTAAACCAATTGCTTTAATTTCTTTACGTTTTTCAATAATAGTTTTTAATTCCTTGTTATCATAATTATTAGATGACATTAATTCACGAATTAAATCTACATTTTTTATAGGAGATTTATATGTTTTTTTTGCCCATTTTGCAAATAATGAATCTGGAATATGTTTATTATTCATTCTGGCACTTGGTTGAACTAATAAATACCAACTAAGAATCATATTAGGATCTAATAATTTATGAATTTCTTCAAATAAAGATGCATCTTTTGATTTTATAAATGCTAATAATGAATTAGTAGCATATGCAAATACTTTATAATCTTTTTCTATCATATAATTATTAATTAATTCATTTGTAACTTCAACACGTATGGCAGATTCTTTAGATCCTTTAAGTTTTTTAGGTTTATTTTTTTTACTGCTAGCAACTGCTTCACCTTCTTTAGGAAATTCTGTAATATCAAATACATTAATATTAGATGACCATTTATTAAAATTTTTAGATTGACTACCTTTAAGATTAGTAATACTTTTACCATTAAAAGATACATATTTTGCAGTTGATGATAAAGAAGTATGTTCACCTTCTAAAAATAAACTTTTTAATTTAGTTAATGCATTATCTGAATCTCCTTTATCAATCATATTTTGAATTTCATCAATCATTTCTTTAGATGGATTTAAAAAGGTTTTATCCCCGCGACCCTTAAATATGTTTTCAGCACATAAATCTTCGACAATTGAAAGTAATTTTGAATTATGTGATTTAATAAAACTATAGATATTACAAAATTTTTTAGACATCTTTTAATTACTAAAACTTTATATTA